GCAGATGACGACATTCACGATCCGGAGGTTTGGAAAAAGGCAAACCCGAATTTTGGAATCTCAATCAAGCCCGAATATTTTGAGAAGATGGCACGCGAGGCCAAGACATTGCCGTCAAGTGAAATCGCATTCCGTCAACTGCATTTGAATCAATGGGTCAATTCGTTGGCGTCATGGATTGCCGATGACGAGTGGATGGCATCGTCTGGTGATGTTAATTTGTCGCAATTGAAAGGTCGCAAATGCTACGCCGGCCTTGATTTGGCGGCCACGGAGGATGTCACGGCATTCGTGATGATTTTTCCAATGGACGACGAATCCATCAAAGTGGTTCCACGGTTGTTCGTTTCCGAAGCGGCCGTTGAACGACGTCGGAATCAAACGGGTGGTTCATATGACAAATTCGTCACCAATGGCGAATTGATTGTGACGGAAGGGAATTCCACGGATTACAATGTCATCAAACGAACGATCACCGAATGCGCTGAAATATTCGACATTCAATCCGTGGCGTTTGACCGATGGAATTCGAATTCATTGGTCCAGCAATTGACCGATGACGGAATCGCAATGGATCCGTTCGGCCAAGGTTTCATCTCAATGACGGCACCGATTAAGAATGCGGAAATATTGGTCAAAAAACGATTGTTGCATCATGGTGGTCACGGGATGTTGCGATGGATGGTGGCGAATGTCGTCACGAAAAAGGACGATGCGGAAAACATTAAATTTTCCAAGGCCAAAGCGGGCGACAAAATCGATGGTGTAATTGCAATGATTATGGCATTGGGTGAAATGATGACGATGGAAAACAAGGATGTTTCGTCCACATCCACCTATGAAACGCAAGGAATTCGAATGCTATGATGAATATGGAAGATGCACGACGTTTGGGATTAGCGTTGTTTGAATTGGGATTTACGCCGTGGATGGCTGAAACCGGCGATGGTTACATCATCCGCGTATTGATTGAAGGCGAAATCATCAATGTTTTTCGTGCTGATGTGACGCATTACGGCGATAATTAAAAAAATATCAACCAAATGTGAATTAGTATCGTTTTTTATTGTAGATTTGAATATCAATCAAAAACGAAAACAATGAAAAAGCAATTCACATTCAAAGAAAACATCGGCGACAATTGTTGCAGTAACTGCGGAAAGAAGTTGAATCCAGAAAAAACCGTTTGGTTGGAATATTCAATTACTGATGGTTGTGTTTACCACACCGAAGAATTTCCAAACGGACACGATTCACAAGGTTGTTTCGAATTCGGATCCGATTGTGCTAAAAAGGTGGTGACACGCAACGAACAATCAACGGACGAAACACCATCAATTGATTGGGCGAAATTGTATAAGTCCACAACAAAAGAACAAATGTTCAATATGGTGTACAATTATGCAATGTTGATGACTGATGAAAACGAAGAAGAAGCATTCAAATTCATTCAAGAAGAAAAGAAAATATAAAAACCAAGGCGGCCCGAAAGGGTCGCCATAAATTTTCCGCCTATGTTTTTCACAACAACAACAAATGATTCCGTAAATTACCGAATGATGCAACCTATTGACGACATCAACGTTGGCGACATCATTGAAATGACGCGCACGGGAAAAGAATTTTTAGTCGAATCGATTTCGCACAAAGGTGTGATATTGAAAGAATGCACAACATATGTGTCATTCAGTCGTTCGGCATTGAATGAGCGTTTGAAAAGAAACGCGGCCATTCACAAACCCATTTAAGAAATCCACCAGTTCTTTGGTGGTTGTTTTTGGTTGGTGGGACATCGATTCGTCGGTGTCCCTTTCTTATTTTGTTAAATTTTGAACATTTGCAAATGATATTGTACATTGCAATTGATATTGTACAATCATTTTCAACCGAATGGCCGAAAATCAAAACTTATTCGGGCGCATTTTGGGCGCGTTTAGAAACAATCCAAACCGCCCATCCACGTCGTTGTCGAATCCAGCCGATTGGTTGTTCGCTGACAACGAATCCAAAACGGGAATCGCAATCACCGAAACAACCGCGATGCAATTGTCGGCGGTATTTGGTGCCGTTCGTGTTATATCGGAAACCATCGCAACATTGCCGTGGGACGTTAAACAAACCAATGACGGAATCGTTGTCGATGCCGATGCACACCCAATAAACAAATTGATTCACCATCCAAATGCGATGATGACGGATTTCACATTCCGTGAGACGTGTCAAGCGCATTTGTGTTTGCATGGCAACGCATTCATCGCAATCAAACGCGATGGTGCCGGGAATCCATTGCAATTGATCCCGGTTCACCCGGATCGCGTTCAAGTGAAGGTGTACCAAGACGAAAAATTCTATCAAATCGATGGAAAGGAAACATTCGATGATTCGGAAATGATTCACATCGTTGGCCTTGGGTTTGATGGTATCGTTGGAAAATCAGTCATCGAGGCCGCACGCGAATCAATTGGTTTAGGTTTGGCGGCGGATCGATTCGGTGGTTCATTCTTTGGAAATGGTGCGAACGTTTCGGCGGTGTTGACACACCCCGGTCGTTTATCCGATGAGGCGTACAAACGTTTGATCCGTTCGTGGACACAACGCAACGCCGGTTTGGACAACGCACACAAAACCGCGATTCTGGAAGAAGGGATGAAGGTTGAAAAGATGTCAATTTCCCCACAAGAATCACAATTCATCAGCACACGAAAATTCGGCGTTGAGGACATCGCACGTTTTTTCCGCATACCATTGGCATATTTGGGATCATTGGAAAATTCATCCACACGTGCCAACATCGAAGAACAAGGAATCCAATTCCAACGCAACACGATTTTGCCTTGGGTTAAACGTTGGGAAGCGGAATTGAACCGCAAATTGTTCGTTGGTGATTCTGCGTATTACATCCGATTCAATATGGACGGATTGTTGCGTGGTGATATTCGTTCAAGATACGAGGCATACACCAAAGGACGTCAATGGGGATGGATTTCCGCAAATGACGTTCGCAAAATGGAAAATTTAGCCCCAATCGATGGCGGCGATGCGTATTTGCAACCAATGAACATGGTTGAAGTGGGAACCCCTAAAAACGACGAAGGCGATGCCGTGGAATGATTACCCACAAGCGGCATCCGATAATGCCGCAAAAGCGTTGAAACACCGCGAAGAAAACGATTCCGATTGTGGAACCGTTGTCGGGTGGAATACGGCACGCATTTTGGCCAATCGTGAAATGGTTTCACACGATCGTTTGCCGCGCATTTATTCATTTTTATCACGTGCCAAGGTTTACGACCAAGGCGATTTCATTGATTCCGATGGCAACGAAATTTGCGGATCGGTGATGTTCGCGGCATGGGGTGGTGATGAAATGTTGCGTTGGGCCGAAAAAACATTGGAACAAATGGAAGAAAATAAAAACGAAAGACACATCAAATCGGTCATTGAAACCGATGATGAAATCGTCATCACATTCGGCAAAGGCGAAATGGATGACGATGTTGAAATGGAATCACAACGCGTTTCATTTGATTTTGACGGCACATTGAACACGGATGTTGGTCGTGCTTATCTTGAAGAAGAAAAATCAAAGGGTTCGGAAATATACATCATCAGCGCAAGAAAGGACGCCGAATACATTCAAGGGTTTGCCATTGCGAATGGCATTTCAAAAGAACGTGTTTTTGCAATGGGAAGTGATGAAGAAAAGATTGCAAAAATCAAAGACCTCGGAATCGTCAAGCATTACGACAACAACAAATCCGTTGTTGAAAGTGTTCGCGGCGTATTAGTTGAAGAACGTGCCGAACCAAACGAATTGGTGGTTGGCGATTTTGTTCGTTGGTCATCGTCTGGTGGCAATGCATACGGCCGAATCATTCAAATCGAAATCGATGGTGAATTGGAAGCGGATTCGGGTTTCATCGTAAATGGAACACCCGATGATCCGGCGGCATTGATTCATTTGTATCGTTACGATTCGGAATCGGATGCATACGTTGAACGCAAACCCGTTTTGAACGTTGTTCACCGATTCAGTACATTGGAAAAATACGATGCGGAGGTTCGCAAATCATCCGTGGTAAAAGAACAACGCGAATTCCGAATGGAAAACGCTGAATACAAAGGCGAAACGATTCGTGGTTATGCCGCCGTTTACAATTCGGATTCCGAATGGATGGGTGGTTTTTACGAACAAATCGAACGCGGTGCGTTTGATGGTGTGATGAACGACGATGTTCGCGCATATTTCAACCACGATGAAAACTTATTGTTGGGCCGTGTGTCATCGGGCACATTGCGAATCGGTTCCGACGCTCGCGGTCTATATTATGAAGTAGACCTACCGAATACAACATATGCCAATGATTTGGTGGAATTGATGAAACGTGGCGATGTGAATCAATCATCGTTTGCGTTTTTGATTGAAAAGGACCGTTGGGAACAACGTGACGGCAAAACCTACCGAATCATTGAAAAAATATCACGATTGTTGGATGTTTCCCCAGTCGCACAACCGGCGTATCCGTCGGCGACATCGGAATTGAAAACACGCGATTTGGAATCAGAAACCAAAACGGAAGTTGCAACGGCCTTGGATCATAACAAATCCGAATCCATTGAAACACAAACCGAATCGGCAGACGATACCGACCTTTATTTGTATAAATTGAAAACCTTAAATTTCTAAACGATGAAAAACATCGAATTGCGCGGACAACGCGCGGAGTTGATCAAGAACGCAACGGCGATTGTTGACAACGCACAAAAAGAAGGACGTTCATTGAACGCTGAAGAAAAGTCGAAATTCGACGCAATGGAAGCAGATGCAAGAAGCATCAAAGACCAAATCGACACGTTGGAGCGTGCGGCTGAATTGAAAAAAGAATTAGCGGCAAACGTTGAAGCACGTGAAATGGCACCAAAGGCAACACGCAAAGGTGCATTCGAAAAATACTTGCGCAACGGAATGGGTGCGTTGACTGCTGAAGAGCGTTCAATCATGGGTGAACTTCGCGGAACAAGCACACAAATCGCGGGTACTGATTCTTTGGGTGGTTTCTTGGTTCCTCAAGATTTCAGCAACGAATTAGACATGGCGTCATTGTTCACCGGTGAGGTTGAGCGTTTGGCCAAAAAATTGAACACGGCGGGTGGCGCATTGTTAGATTACCCAACAATCAATGATACTGCAACCGATGCAAACCTAACAAGCGAAGCGGCGGCGGTAACTGTTCA